AAACTCTGCAGTGGTCAATGCACATGTTGCTCGGGATCCTACAACTGGACAGCTCACGCCGATGGGCTATGAGCAGCAAATGCCACGAGATGTGTTCAACAAGATGATGAAAGAGCAAAGACCCGCTTCCACAGCGGTCGGGTCAAAGAAAGCTGAGTCTATCATGGAAGACTCTGAGTACACCAAATGGGAGCTAACGCATCCTGAGGTGTTGAAGTATGAGGTTGAATTGGGATGGTGCTTGAATGCAGGAACAGACGTCGAGCCTTTTGCTCGTGGTTCCATCCATGGTTCCTTGACGAAAGGAGAGGAGAACTTGCGCTACGTGTTCACTCCATTGCATGCATTCTTGAGCTGGGAGGAGGCCTCCACTGAGAAGGTCTTCATCAGATCGATGTACGACAAGGAGAGAAGGTGGTTCTCAGTGAAACCTGCATGGGTCGGTGTTCCCCGATCTGAGTTGGTTTCTGAGCAAATGAGGAACACGTGGAAGGACTTGGTTGCAATTGAGCTGCCACAGTCTTTCTGTTCAATGTACTCCCTTCAGAAAGCGCCACCATCTTTCGACCACATGAAGTTTGGAAGACTCACCACGTTCCGATGGGGTGTTGATGAGAAAGGACAACCGACGCTGATGTATGCAACGGGGTCAGTCTATGACGATCCTGAGCAGTTTGCTAAGCTGATGTCCCCTCACAAAGTCTCCACTCTCCCTGGGCAATCAGGATCGGTCATGTACAAGTGGTGTGGACCACGACTGATTCCGTACGGCATTCACGTCTCAGGAACAAACAACCGTGAGGCCATGCCGTACAACCTTTGCATCAATTCAGCGGGAATCTACAATCATCAGGTGAGGCTCGGGATCGCCAGGGACCCGAACGAGAAGATTGTAGTTCCTAAGAAGAATTTGGACCAGGAATTGAAAGAGGTCCAGCCCAAAATTCAGTATTGTTTGACAGAGTCCAAAAAGTACCATAAAAAGAGGAGCGGAATCTTTTCAAAGTCCGCGCCTGGTGAAGATGAAGCCTTTGCGATAGCGATCGCCGAAAGAGCATTGCGCGATTGCGAAGCCAAGTACGTCAAGAACCCAAAAGAGGTTGTTTTGTCTGATTTCAAGCGTGCCATTGAGCAATTCATGGAGGTGCACCCTTCATGGAAGGGAAGATTGCAAAAAGACGAGAAACCAGTTGTTAGCTTGGAAGAAGATCCGTGGGCTGATTCACAGGTGTTCGACATCCCAACGGACAAGATCCCTGAGATCACCTTCACTGCTGCAGATCAGCTTGGAGATCCCCAGACAGAGGAAGCGAAAAGGTCTCGCGCGAAGAAGTACAGATACATATGCAGGTTCACATCAGGGGAACATAGTTACCCCAAAGGAGCCATGGATAACAACGACAGAATTCCAAAGGACACAAGTCAGCTGTACAGCGACGAGTGGGCCTATACGGATGACCAGCATGACCAAGAGGACGAGGTTTCACAGCTCACCGTCAATTGGGACCGTGAGCGGCAGGAAATCTATGAGAGACTCCACAGCATGGGCGGAGGAATGGATCAGGGGGAAAATGGCAACCTAGGTAGAAGGGCCAGGAAAGGAAGATTCGGTCAGTATTCTGAATCAGAGTCTGAACAGCCGCCTTCCAAACCCAAGGAAGCCACCTTCGATGATCTCTACGCGATGGCGATCTCTCTTGCCAAAGCGGAAACATTCCCGAATGAAACGACAAAGACCTGCGTCCAGAAGCTCGCTGAAGTAGCGGGTGTCATGGACGCAGTCGAGAAGGCTAAACCAAAGCCACCCGCCCCCCTCCCTATCAAGGAAGAAGTAGAGGAATACCCAGGTGAGGTACCGGTCAAGGAGTGCGTGAAGGTGTCTGAGGCCAAAGGAACTCCACCAACCGTTCTCATGCCAGTTTTCAATCACATCCCAGACGCGGTGATAGTTTCAATGGACATCACGACAGGCTGGTTTTGGGGTGAGAAAGGAGAGTCTGTCATCATACACATCGTGGGACTGGATGGCAAGTGCTCAGTGAGCTTTGCCGCAGCCCTCGCAAAGAGGTGGCCCAAGTCGGAACACGGGCCCTTCAAGACGACGGGTCACAGTCTCAAGGATCAAAACGGCCTGTCGCTCTACGATGCACACGAGAAGTATTCAGTGGGCAGTGCGATTTTGACCCCTGCGGATGACAAGTGTCACGCAGACGTGATCCACCTCGTAGGAAAAGAGTTCTCTCACCAGTGTCCTCAGAAGGAGGACATGAAGAAGTGTGCGGACAGCTTGGCCAAGCTGCTCAAGCAGAAAGACTACAAGTATGCGTACTTCCCCCTCCTTGGAGGTGGTGTTGATCAGGACAAAGACAAGGAGGGAAGAAGCCTTCCAACTGAGTGGTTCTCCTTTGTGGCACCAGCATTGTCTGAAGCCAAAACCATCAAGAAGAAATATCTCGTAACTCCCCCGGCAGGGGTAAGGATCAGAAAGAGGACGAGAAGGAACAGGAAGTTTCAGACCTCACAGTCCCTTCCGAGCCAGAGGCCAGGGACACAGAGCTCTCAACCTCCTCCACCAAGCGTTCAGAGGCCCCCTCCTCACAGGCACTATGCCAGGAACATTGATCACACTCTGTCCGTCGAGGAACTTAACCTCCGCTCAGAGAAGTATCATGAGACCAAGAGGTCAGGAGAGTTTCGGTCAGAAGAAGAGCGAGTCGCACTTGCCGAACAACATGTTGCAGACATGCTTAATTCCGGCTGCCTTGATCTCACGTCCTCGGGGCCCTTGGCTTTCGCCAGACAAAAGGTGTTGATATCCGACCTTGAGAAAATTCCAACCATTCGGAGGTTTCTCAGTCAGCTCAGGACAATCCTCGGGCCAAGGAAAGAGGGTGAGCCATATTGTCCAGACAAGACGGGTTTTGACACCCTTGCCGAGTGCTACGAAGACCACAGAGCCCCCGGATACAATGTCCGGCGGTCTCCTATGCTTCCTCCAGATCACGCCAAGTTCGCCATGAGCGACACAAGCAATGACATGATTTCACGACGTGGCCTCTTCAAGCCCTTCAAAGAAAGATTGAGAGCCACAGAGGACATCTTCTTCGGTCTCCCGATGCCACCCAACAGCAAGGAAGACATCCACAAGAGCCTCACATACCAATTGGGCAGAAGGCTTCAAGGATCATTCGAAGGTTACGAAGAACAAATCGACAGGACTGTAGAAAGCCTGTTGAATGAGTTCGACCCTGTTGATCCCTCACAGGATTTGCCGTACCTGGATTGGACGATAAGGCAGATCTATGACCAGCTTGATCTCACAAAATCACAAGGATGGACAGAAGGTTTCAAATCAGGAACCAAGAAGACGTGGGAGGACCCTATCGACTTCTACGAGTTGACGAAGATGGTCAAGCTGAGACTCTTCATCAGGATGGTGTTTGGTGCAAAGGCCATTGCCTTCCTCTCGCCCAGTGATGCAGTCCACTTCGGGTTGAAGGACCCGGAGAAACTATTCATCAAAGACGAACCTCATTCAATGGAGAAACTCGAAGCAGGCAAGCTCAGATTGATCTGGGCTCCTTCGCTGATCGATACCTTGATCTTGGGTGTACTCACCAGACGGTTTGACAAGCAGAACATTGCGTGCTTCCAGCACGGAGACACGAACGAGTACGCTGTGGGTATGGGACACCACAACTTGGGCCTAGCCAGAACCGGCGAAGCCATAGCCGACATGATGCAGCGTGCAAAAAGAGACGGGTTCAACTCGCTCTACGGCGCCGACTACAGCGGCTATGACATCAGTGTGACCAGAGATGCGATGATGGAGGTGTCAAGACTCCGAAAGCTGAAATTGGACGAGACCAAGATCTCAAACCTTCACTTGGCTTTCGTTGAGGAATTGCTTGACATCGAACACCTCTTGCTATCGGCGCACGTTGTCCAGTCAGGTGACCAAATCCTTGAGGTCAGGGTGTTTGGTATTGTCGGGTCTGGAACCTTGGTGACCGGATCAAACAACACTTTGGCAAATCTGATTCAAACGAAGACAGCAGGAGCCAGGATGATGCACGTGGTGAGTGATGACAACATTTACTACGGTCGCATCGACTTCACCATGATTGAGAAATTCGGGTTGGTCTTGAAGGACACCCGAGAGTGTGCTATCCAGAGACTGCATGGCAAATGGGCAGTGTTCGACCTACCCTTCACATCACACTACTACTCCGTTTTCCACATTGACTCCGACTTCGATCCAGAGCTCGACTCGTTCGTGGTCGGAGAACCAACAGCCGAACAATTTGGCAGGCCAAATGTGCAAGCAGTGTACGCCAATCCCTCGAAGCTTTTCTCAAATTTGCTTCACAAAACAAAAGAAACGATCATTGATCAGGACATCCTGATTGGCGTTGCGCACGCCTTGAGGCACACACCGTATTTGTTGGAGTTCTTCGTGAACTATGCCACGAGGCTCAACCCCGTCAACTATAGGTCCATCACAACTGCGCTCAGGGACGGAACTGACTTCTTGGAGTACAGTTCCACACAGCAGACAGCCGACTTGCTAGGTTGTCCGTCTGGTGTCTCTGAATCCGCTTCCATGGGTGACGGGCAGCCCGAGGCTGAGCCATACACACGTAGCAATCGTGTGGCCCCTGTCAGTATCCTCCCTCCTCCGGACAGAAAGGTTTGGTCTTATGTCATGGAGATGGTGAAAAGAGAGAAAACAGCGAAGGCCGCGCTGCGTGATGCGATCACGCACTGGCGAAGCCCCACTGGCTTGTTCCGAGCTCCAGCGCCTCGTGGTCCCTTCCAGGGGGATCCCGACTCAGGGTGGGACACTGTCATGTAGGCACCTTCGAGGTCGCAGCCGGGCTTCCCCTCCGCGCAATATCGAGTTTCTAATAACTCTATTTTGCGTGGGGGGGAAGGTTCGGAAACTTGCTAAGCAAGCGGTACGGACGCTGTACAGTGTAATGTGAAACTAAAACCCCTAAAATAACTTTGGTCGATTTACACATTTAGTTATACACTAGTGTTTCTTCCTAGTGGCAAAGCCAGGTAATCACATAGGTAACTGGGCTCTGTATTTAGATTTATTGTTTTGGGCTCCCTTAAAACACGGGTTAGAGGGAGGGGGAATTGTCTCGAGAGCAGTTCCATTATCAAAGCAGTACTGTGTGAAACGATCGAACGCAATTATGCACTCGTTGACTGCGAAACAACGCGCTAGAGTGGCTAAAGCATCGGGTCCGCAAAAGGCCGCCTTGCTTAGTGGCTATGCCAAGCAGAACGCCAATGCAAAGCCCGCGCCGAGGCCTAAGCCCCCGCCCCGTCCTCAACCAAAACCTAATCCAGCACGGCGGCCAGGTAGAAACACCAGGCCTGCAACGCACGCTGTCCAGAGAGGAATCGGGTATTACGATGCCTTTAGAAACCCGCCTTCAAACATTGCATTTCCTGCGTCAATGGGAGAAGCTACACCAGTCAAATCAGTATGTAGATTCACAACTCCAAGTAGTTCAGGATCTTTGTCGAACGCTCCTTTGCTTATCGTCTGTCACAATGACGTGGCTGGCGGTGTTGTTGCCAACGCCTATAACATTGCGGATAAAACAGACGGTGAGGTACCTACGGGAACTAGGTTCCAAGCCTCGCAATTTGAAAATATTGATAGGGACATTCCTTTCATTCCCATCCGACAGTCGGTTCGTATTACGAATACGACAGAGGTTATGCAAAGAGGTGGAATTGTGAGGTTCCTCAGAGTCAACAACTTATCCACAAAGTTCAGGTCTTATGTTGATGCAGCACAAACGGATGCAACACATCCTAACAGACCTAAGGTCAGTGACGTTAAGGAGTTAATGGAGATGATTCGTGATTCCCCTAAGACCAGGAGCATTGGTGCTGCTGATCTCGGAAGACAGAGGCAGTGGAATGCATATATCACTGATTTAGTCGGATCTTCGACCTTTGTCAACCGAGATCTACCTGCGGCTTTCTGGGATGGTGGAGCTGCCAATGACGGCACTTTCACCTACCAAACTGCTGCTGCTCAGCCAATGTCTGTTTTGCTGTTTCTCATTGAAACGCACTCTGTTGAGAGTAATGCGTTCGAAATTGCAGTTATGTCACAGAGACTTTATAGGTTCCCTTATGGTTCTCTGATGGCCTCTTTCTCTTTTGACGTTCCGCATATGTCTCATGAGGCTGCGCACAAGCTTAAAGCACACGAAGAGAAGCACGAACACAATGCAGGTGCAATTGTAGAAGGTGGAGCTGTTACTGCAGCTACCGGCCTTCTAGCAAACAAGTTTGCCTCTTCTATTCCCACAACCGCTGAGTTTACTAGCTCACTATTGGAAGCAGCGACTACGGGTATGGAGATGATGGCAATGGCTGCCTGATTGCGAT